GCTGGGTTCATCGAGCTGCCGCAGGACATCTCGAGCCCGGATCAGGTCGCGGAGTGGCAGGACTACTGGGACGCGATGGTCATGGGCGACCAGGCGAAGCTGCACCAGCTGATCGCGGTCCCGAACGGCACGAAGATCCAGACGGGCCGGCCGGAGACGTTCGACTCGCAGTTCCCGGAGTACCTGATGTCGCGGACGTGTGCGGCGTTCGGGGTCACCCCGCAGGACCTCGGGCTCGTCCGCGACGTGAACCGGGCGAATGGTGAGACGCAGGTCGACATTCAGTTCCGGGTCAACACGCTGCCGTGGGTGCGGTGGGTCGAGGGGATCCTGTCGCGGTACCTGCGGTACTCGCTGAAGCTGCCGGTGAAGGTCAATCTCGACACCGGCCGCGACAAGGAGGACCGGCTCGCCGAAGCGCAGGCCTGGCAGGTGTACATCAACTCCGGCATGGCGTCGGCGGACGAGGCGCGGCAGGAACTGCTGGGCCTCGAGGTCGACAACGAGCGGCCGGTCCCGCGTTTCATCATGACGTCGCGTCAGGGGCCGGTGCCGCTGGTGTCGCTGCTGAAGATCGCGGGCCCGATCGACCCGGAGACGGGTGCGCCGATGGACAGCGTCCCGTTGGACGCGGTGCCGTTCGATGGTGTGCCGGGTGTGGCGCCGGACAAGCTGCCGGGTTCGCCGGCGTACGCGCGGGCGCCGATCGACCCGGACGAGCCTCGGTTCCCGCAGCTCGAGCGGCCGGTGCCTGGCACCGACGTGATCGCGAGCCCGGACAGCGCTCCGGCTGCTGCTGCGGTGGCGAAGGACGCGACTGCTGGGGTCACTTCCGGCACGGGCCTCGCGGGGTCGCCGCTCGCGGCGGTCGTGGAGACGAAGCCGGCGGAGGAGTACGAGGACGTCGCGAAGGCGACGGAGGTGGCTGCGTTCCGCCGGTTCGTCGCTGGGCGCCGCAAGGCCGGCCGGTGGCGCGACTTCCAGTTCGAGGCCGTGGACGCGGTGACGGGGCATCGGCTCAACGACGCCGGCCGCGCCGAGGTCCGCAAGGCCGAAGGTCTCGTGATCGCGGCGGGCCTCGCGGTCCGCGCGGCGGACACCGGGCGGGTGCTGATGCTGCAGCGCGCGTTCGACCCGGCTGACGCGGCGGGCGGCATGTGGGAGTTCCCTGGCGGGCACGTCGAGGACGGCGAGTCGCCGATGGACGCTGCGGTGCGGGAATGGTGCGAAGAGACCGGCTGCGCGCTGCCCGAGGGCGAGTGCACCGGGACGTGGGCGTCGGTCAACGGCGTGTACCGGGGGTTCGTGTGGACGATCCCCGGCGAGGCGCAGATCGATCTCGGCGACCGGACGCACTTCGTGAACCCTGACGACCCGGACGGCGACTGCGTGGAGACGCTCGCCTGGTGGGCTCCGGGCCTGCTCGAGGGCAACCCTGCGGTCCGGCGGGAGCTGGCAGCGTCGCTGCCGGCCGTGCTCGAGTCGCTGTCGACGTCGTCGCAGCCGGCCGCTGGCGCTGAGGGTGTGTGCCCGTGCGGCACGCCGGCCGTGTTCGACGACTCGGACGGGTGGCAGCACGCAGACGGGTCGATCAGCCACGACGGCGAGTTCTACGGATGGTCGGTGTCCGGCCTGATGGAGACGGTCGCGAAGGCGGGTGATGGGTCGGGCCCAAAAGCCTGACCTGGCGTGATGGGGCGCCGCTGGTGCCGCAGCACGAGTTCGATCTGCGGATCACCGACCACTACGCGCCGCTGCTGTCGCGGGCGCTGCGTGACGCGTTCCCTGCGTCGCTGCTCGAGGCGGCGGTCGCGCACGTCGCGGGCGCGGTGGTGAAGGCGGCGTCGCCGGAGCAGGACTTCCTCCGCGCTGCTGCTCGGGCCGCGCTCGGCGCGCCGAACATGGACGCGGTCGACCAGGTGCTGCGGCAGGTGTTCGCGGACGCGTACGGCGCGGGCGGGTACGCGGCGGCGCAGCAGCTTGGCGGCGGCGCTGCGGTGTCGTCGCTGGCCGGTGTCTCGTCGGTGGACTGGGCGGGGTGGAAGCCGGGCGACCCGGCGGCGTCCGGGCTCCTGTCGAACGGCGGGCTGCAGCAGCTGCTCGACGGCGCCGGGGTCACGGTGCGCGGCATCAGCGGGTCGCTGGTCGACCAGCTCGGTAACGCGATCGCGGACGGCGTCATGGCCGGCACCCCGCATGATCGGGTCGCGCGGGACCTGGTCGGCATCGTCGGCTCGTCGTCGCGGGCGGAGATGATCGCGCACACCGAGACTGCTCGCGCGGTCACGGCGGCGACGATGGACACGTACGCGGCGAACGGCGTGCAGCAGTGGGACTGGGTGCTGTCGTCCGGCGCGTGCCCGCGCTGCGTCGGCATGGCCGAGCAGAATCCGCACCGGGTCGGGGCTGAGGCTCCGCCGGGGCACCCGAGGTGCCGGTGCGCGGCGTCGCCGGTCGTGTCGTCCGTGACGGGCGGTACGGGGTCGGCGGGGCTGAGCGGGCCGTCGCTGCTCTCCGGCGGCGATCTGGGGGCTGCGTTCGACTCTGCTGCCGCTGACGCGGCTGCGGCTGACACGGCTGCAGCGGACGCCGCTGCCAGCGAAGAGGCCGGCGCTGCAGAAGCGGGCGCGGTGGAGGATCTGACCGGGCTGTCCGACGACGACCTCGCCGGCATGCTGGCCACCGAAGATCCGGCGCAGCTGGACCGGGTGCTCGCCGAGCTCGACCGCCGAGACGCGGTCGCGGCGCAGGAGCGGGCCGCAGCGGAGAAGAAGGCGGCGCAGGCCGCTCGCCGGGACGCGAAGGCTGCCGCGCTCGAGGCTGACCGCAACGCGCGCCTCGACGAGGCGATCGCGCGCGGGGAGGACCCGGAGGAGGCGTTCGCGGAGATCTGGGGGAAGGACCTCGAGCGGGTCCGCATCCAGTCGGCGATGCGGTCGCTGCGGGCGCAGGGCTACACCGGCCGCAACTACGAGGAGCTGTGCATGTCGCAGTTCAAGGAGTACGCGGACCGGGCGTATCTCGACGCGGAGAACGCGACCCGTGGCGCGCTGCTGAACAAGGCCGGGATGCAGGCCGGGATCAACCCGAGGACGCTGTTCACGGGGCAGGACGTGCGGGCGCGCAAGTGGGCGTCGGAAGAGCTGCTGGGGTATTGGCAGCAGACCGGTAGGCTCACCCTCTCCGATTTCAAGGCAGCCAACCTCGGCCAGGCCGGGACGGCGTCGACGAAGGCGTACTACCTGTGACCGCGCAGCCGAGAGCGTTGGACGCGGCGACCCGGATGGGTGGCCGCGCCGGGCAGTCGTTCCTCGACACCGGGGTGTGGCCACGCTGCCCGTTCCGCACCGACGCGGTCGCGGATCTCGCGCTCGCGTGGGGCCGGGGCGTGTTCGAGGTCGTCGGGCCGGCGCTGAAAGCGAAGGCCGAAGCGGCTGCTACGGAGACGCAGCCCGGCGTCTGAGCGCGGAGCGCGGCACCGCGAGTGCCTCGGCGACGCGGTGCATGATCCGCTCCCCGTCGAGGTCGATCAGGGCGCAGTCGACGCACACGCGGGAGCCGTCGATCCATTGCCAGTCGTGGCTGTCGTAGTCGCGGGTGCACCGCTCGTCGTCGTCTGGACCTGTGGTCACGGCGACCATGATGCGTAGCCGGGCCGCTGGTGTCTATCCGTCGCAGAAAGTTGGAGACGCATGGCTGAGCAGCAGTATCTGCTCGCGGTCGCCTATCAGGCGGGCCGCGATGACCGGATCGCGAAGGGCCTGGACGGTGGCCGGGACTACTTCACCGAGGCCGAGCTCGAGAAGGCGGCGTGGTCGCTGTTGAACCGTGACGCGGCGCCCGAGGTGGGGCTGTATCACGCGGACGGCACCGTGGGCCACGCGCGTGTCGTCGAGTCCTACATCTACCGGGGCGCGCCGTGGACGCTGACGGCCGTCGACGGCACCGAGCAGGTCATCAAGGCCGGTGACTGGCTGATCGGGCTGCAGTGCGACGACTACGCGTGGCAGCTGTACAAGACCGGGCTCGTGCAGGGCGTGTCTCTGCAGGGCCGTGCGCGGCGGCGTCGGGTCGCCGCGTGAACACCGGACAGGAAGGTACGCCGATGACCGAGCTCGAGGGCGACGAGTTCACCGAGCTGGTGGACGGCGACTTCCCGCGCATCGACCTGGTGAAGGCCGGCGCGAACGGGCTGCCGTTCCTCATCGCGAAGTCGCAGGCCGACACGAACGGTGGGCTGCTGCCTGGCGAGCTCGTGCGCGGGCTGCTCGGCAGCGAGCGCGGGCCCGAGGCCCAGCACACCAAGGAGGGCGACGTGACGATCTCCGGATCCCCGGCTGCCGTCATGAAGATGATCCACGAGGCGGCGCAGCGTGCGTCGGCTCCCACCGAGAAAGGCGGCGATGCCGTGAAGGACGACGTGACCAAGGCTGAAGGGCCGGACGTCGAGGTCGCCGACCTCGTCGCCGAGGCGCCGGGCGGCTCGACCGCTGAGACGGTGCCGGGTTCCCCGGACTGGGAGCAGCTGGACGCGGAGACGGCGCAGAGCGTCGTGTCCGTCCTCGGCCGGGCGCAGCGCGCGATCGAGTGGCTCGCCGAGCGTGAGGCGACCGAGGCCGTGACGGGCGCCGACCCCGACGACGCGGACAACGCGGTGAGCCTGTCCGATCTGGCCTGCCAGATCGAGTGCGCGATCCGTGGCCTGGCCGGGTTCGCCGCGACGGAGGTCCTCGAGGCCGAGGTCGACGACGAGATGGGCGACGTCGCGAAGGGTGCGCTGGTCGCGCTCGGCGGCGGTGGCCTGACCGCTGTCGTCGAGGCGTCCGGGGTGATCGAGCGGTTCGCTCCGATCGCGAAGGCCGGCCGTGTCCTGTCCTCGGCGAACGAGGCTGCCATCCGGGCGGCGTCGGAATCGCTGCAGAAGGTGCTCGCGTCCCTGCCGGCACCCATCACCGACGACCAGCCGGTCGCGAAGGAGAAGGAGTCCACCGTGGACGAGCCCACCACCCCCGACGTCGCGCCGGCCGAGCCGGTCGAGAAGGCCAAGGGCGACCCGCAGATGGCCGTGTTCGACGAGTCCGGGAAGCTGGTCGGAACCATCGACCCGGCCGACCTGTCGCCGATCGCGACCCCCTCGAGCGCGGCTGCTGACGACGCGGCTTCGGCCGACGACGCTCCGGCCGACGCTCCGGCTGCCGACGACCCGGCGGCGGCTCCGGCCGCTGCCGCGCCCGTCGACGACGCGGCCGTCATCCCCGGCACCGACACGGTCGCCGCACCCGCACCCACCGAAGACGACACCGTGCAGAAGGCAGCGCATTCGCTGGCCGCTGGCGCGCTCGCAGAGGTCCTGGCTCCGCTCGCAGAGCAGCTCGCGCAGAACGCGGGGCTGGCGGACGTGGTCAAGGGCCTGCAGGAGCGTGTCGAGCAGCTCGCGAAGATGCCCGACGACCGGAAGTCGCCGTTGCTGAACGGCTCCCTCGGCGGCGGCGTCATGCCGCAGGCCGACGACGAGCTCGTGCAGCTGCACAAGGCGGTCGACGAGGCCACCACCCCCGTCGCGAAGGCCGAGGCGCAGCAGCGTCTGGCGTACGCGGCGGTGAAGGGCCGCTTCGCCCGCTGAGCACCACCCGCACCACCGTCTGACCTCACTTCCCTCGAGCAGCCCGGCCGCACCGCGCGGACCGGGCTGTTCGGCATGCCCACAGAAAGGGGCGCGCAATGACCGAGCTCGACAGCATCACGGCGGAGACGCTGGATGCGATCAAGAAGGCGCAGACCGCTGGCGTCACGTCCGGCACCGGCATCCTCGGTGTCGACCTGTCCGACCTGATCTCCCTGATCCCCGTCAACACCCCGTTCCGCGACATGCTGTCGCGGACCCGGCCGAAGATGGGCGCGAAGTTCGCCGAATGGCGCGCGCTGATCAACGTCAACAACTCCCAGCCGGACCCGGCGACCGGGTTCGACTTCTCCTCGCCGGTCGTGAACATCGACGAGATGGACGTGACCGCGCTGTACGGCAAGATCGGCGCCGGCTACACCGTGACGCAGGACGCGATCGACTTCGCCGGCGGCTACGCCGACGCCAAGGCCATCGCGATCTTCAACGCGCTGAACCAGTTCAAGATCGGCGAGGACAAGAAGGCGCTCGGTGGGCAGTCGTTCGCGCTCACCACGCCCGCCACCCCGACCGTCACCCCGGCCGCGACCGGTGGCTCCATCGGCGCCACCACGGCGGTGAACGTGAAGGTCGCCGCGCGCACCCTGTCGGGGTACTTCTGGGGCGGCTCCACCGTCGCCTCCGCGCAGGGCAGCGGCACGACCGGTGCCGGCACCACCAACAGCGCGGTCGCGACCGTCGCTGCGGTGCGCGGCGCGGTCGCCTACGACTGGTACGTCGGCGGGTTCTACTACACGACCACGACCGTCAACAAGGTGACGATCACGTCGATCCCCGGCGCGAACCAGCCCGGTCCCGCGCTGCCGGGCCTGTACTCGGTGGCTCCCACCTCGGTGCCGGCCGTGGACGGTTCGGCGAAGGCGAAGGACTTCAACGGTCTGCTCGCCTCCCTCGCCGGCGATTACGCGACCGGTGGCGCGACGGGCCTGGTGACCCCAGGCTCCGGCACCCCGTCCGGCGCGTACTTCCACAGCCTCGACGGGAACCAGTTCACCGTGTCCGGCGCGGCCGTGTCCGAGCTCGACGCGATGAACCAGGCGATCTGGGACTCGGTGCACCTGTCGCCGGACGCGTACATGATGTCGGCGGCGCAGGCGACGGAGCTGTCGAACGTCATCCTGTCCGGGTCGGCGTCGGAGACGTTCTTCCAGCCGAACATGGCGGGCCGGTCCGAGGCCGTGCTCGGCGCG